CTGGCGAGCCTGTCGCACGACGATGCAATCAAAGCCATGATGGACGAGCGGACAAATGTGCCGAAGCAATGGTGCGATACATGCCAGCACAACACGACCTACACCGTCAACGGCATCGGGATGTGGCTATGCGACCTGTGCCGGTGCGACAATACGCCTAACACCCAACGCAGCGGCGGGACAAACGACAAATGACTAAAGAAATGTTCAACGGTCTATGAAAAAACTCTCTATTAAACAACGTGCAGAATACCACAACAATGCCTTCCCACATCTTCCTCCACTAGCGTATGACGGAGAACGAAACCTTATCACCGGCATGTGGTTCCTCGGCGGTGGACGCGACACAGGATATTATGGTGCCTATCACCACAACTACATGGAACGAATCGAATCCATGTTCAAAGACGCAACTAAAGTCGTCCACATATTCTCGGGTTCGCTTCCGCGTTCTGATTCGTATATTCGCGTCGACCAGAACCCAAAGCTTCAGCCAGATATTGTTGCGGACGTGGAAAAGCTCTCGACGTCACTTCCATTTGCGCCAGACTTAATCTATGCTGATCCACCGTATAGTGTTGAAGACGCAGAGCACTATGGGTGTGTCTTGTGCAATCGAACCAAGGTAGTAGAAGAGTGCGGGCTTACGCTTCAAGTTGGGGGTTTCCTTGTATGGCTGGACCAAGTTCTTCCTATCTTTCGCAATGACCTAATGCGAATGGTGGGCATGATTGGCAATGTTAGGTCAACAAACAACCGAGTCCGTTTAACTACTATCTTTCAAAGAATATGAATGAAAGAGACGAGTACAATAAAAAGTTTGCTGAAGCTTTAGGATGGACAAGTGTAGGGCTTACTTGCAAAAACTTTGAACCCCCATGTCTAATGGGAATTCCACCAAGTATTGGACCATTATCTGTAAATTCGAGAATGTGGGATTTGTATATGACTAAGATTCCGGATTATTATACAATAGCAAAAATTATATGACCCCTGATCAAATCCTTATAGAAGCCCGCAAGTTAGTAGACCCTAGTTATACTCCTGGTCAAGCTTTTGATGCCATCCTAGCGTTGAGAACAGGAAGAGTCACGGTCAACGACATGGCCTGGGCTTTGTCTGGTTCTCGACCAACTACCACGGCAGAAACAGACCTATCCAAAATACCTGTAGAGGAAGACCGATTTTGTGACGACACTTTAATGCCTTTCGGAAAGTACAAAGGAACACCATTACGTAATGTTCCTATTTCCTATCTCCGTTGGCTTTGGGACCAACGTCCTATGAGTAATAAGCAGCTCGAAAAGTACATCTCCTTAGCCATCAAAGCAGATGACATGGAAAACGAAGAAGATGATGGAGAAACTTGTTTAGACAAAATATGATCACCACCTACCGCATTGTCGCACCATACTATGTTGCCGATCTAGTAAAAGACGAAGACACTATCGTACAAACCGCACCAATTCTCAAGTGGGCTATTGGTAAAAGCTGGGAGTTTGTCCGCGAATACCTTCAGCGCAAAGGGTACACAATCGAACCCGTAATCGACGAAGCAGAAACACGCTTTGCCTTTGAGACTAAGGCAGGCACATTTGTTGTCTACCACGCAGGAAGCTTCATACAAAAGATCGAATACTTTGACCACGAAGAAGAGAAGATCGAAGTAAAGTTCGACCAACTTCCTGACCATGTGCAAATCTTTGTAATCGAAACAATCTTTGAGAACATTGAACTATGATTGTAAAAAATCGCTTTCCCACATTACAATCCCACCTACGTTTAGCAGTTATTGGAGAATGTCCAAGCAAAGTCGAATCAGAAGAAGGAGAACCTCTTGTAGGTAAAGTAGGAGACTTTGTAGGTCGACTTCTGTCCCGTTCAGGCATATCCAAGGAAGCTTGTTTCCTCGGCAACCTTGCACAAGACCGAGCACCGAATGGTGACTTCTCTTCGTTTGATTGGAATGACAATATCGTTCAGAGCGGCCTACTCCAACTCGACATTGATCTAAAGGCATTCAAACCAAACATCATTCTCGCACTAGGCAACGCACCGTTACACTGGCTCAAGGTTGGAAACGTTGCTCCTAAAAAGGTAAAGAAAAAGGGTTTGTTTGTTTTCAAATGGCCTTACTCAGTATTCAACTGGCGTGGTTCAATCTTTCAATCACAATATGGAAAAGCGATTTCCACTCTTCTTCCCGCATACGTTTTACGAGATTACAGCACATCTCCTTTGCTACAGTTTGACATACGAAGAGCAGTATCGGAGGCGAAGACAAATACAATTGTTTTACCTGAAAGGAAAATTAACGCGTGCCCGTCTTTCTCCGATGTTACTAGCTTTCTACTGGCACTACATGCAAACCCACGTCTTGTTGCAATCGACATCGAGGGCGGAGTCTACGGCATGTCGTGCATCTCGTTTGCGGACCAAACAAATAACGCAATCATCGTACCCTTCTTCCGCAAGGACGGCACTAGCTACTGGAACCAAGACGAGGAAGCCATAATTCTTCGTCTTCTCGCCACTGTTCTGGAGAACCCTGTTGTGCCCAAGGTTCTCCAGAACTCTCTTTATGACCGTTTTGTCCTAGCATGGGCATACGGTATACGGGTCTTCGGAACTCAAGACGATACCATGCTAAAGCATTGGGAGAAGTTTTCAGAACTCCCAAAGGACCTTGGAACACAGGCGTCCATTTATACAATGGAGCCGTATTACAAGCAAGACCGGAAATCGAACTCCGACGACACGTTCTACCGCTATTGTTGTCTCGACAGCGCTGTAACCTACGAGATCAACAAAGTTCTCGAACCTAAAATTATCGGCTCTCCAAGAGTGCATTATACGTTCAATGTAAACCTTCTCAACGCTCTACTCTACATGGAGTTAAGAGGCACAGAGTATAATTCTGTCGAAGCAGCACAACGACGAGCTGCCATCAATATAGAACGCTACAAGCTTCAAGCCAAGATTAACACCTTGTCCGGTCGTGGGCTTACGAAACAAATTACAAGAGACGAACTAAGACGCCTATCCATAGATCGTTTTGTAATGAAAAAGTTCAGAAAACTTGCTGACAAAGTCGACGAGTCTATGAAAGCTTTTTGCTACACTAGCGACAGCAATACAGCACATGGCAATCTTTCTGACTACGCACAGTATCTTGTCTGTCTCTGCCAACCCAACCCTGACCTAGCAACACTAGGTCAAATCGAAGACCTTCTTGGCCTCTCTCTAAACATCGAATCCCACAAGCAATTCACTCAATACCTATATGAAGAACAGTCTCTACCCAAACAGTTTGACACCTCAAAAGATCCGCCAACTCTCTCAGCGAATTACGAAGCTTTACTCAACCTATCGAAAAAGACAACCCATCCGGTGCCCAAAGTGGCTATTGAACTACGTAGCCTACTTACTCGCCAACAAATGCTTTCAATCTCTGCGGATAGAGACGGTCGCATCCGGTGTGGATATAACATTGTCGGCTCAGAAACAGGACGTGTTACTTGCTATGAAAGCCCGACTGGATCGGGTTACAATCTTCAAACAATCCCTAAGTGCGACCGAGACTTATTCGTGGCTGACGATGGTTTTTGGTACTTCCAATGTGATCTCGCTGGAGCTGACGGATGGACAGTGGCAGCATATTGTAAAATGCTTGGTGACTCAAACATGCTTGATGATTACATGTTTGGAATCAAGCCTGCTAAAATCATCGCCCTTGCATTACGCGGCACAAAATGCGATTTCTCTAACCGCGAAAGCTTACGGGCTGCTAGCAAAACGGTCTCGTCTGAAGACTGGGACTACTTTGCTTGCAAACGAATCCAACACGGCACTTCCTACCTCGAAGGAGCAAGAACAACTTGCGAACAAATCTACACTGACAGCGAAGGCAAGTTCTACATGGAAGAGAAGGAAGTAAAGAAACTCCAATACTGGCTTAAAGAAGAACGTTACGTTGGCATCCCACGCTGGCACGATTGGGTTGGGCGAAAGCTTCGAGACAACCCTATGCTGACCGCTGCGTCTGGTCAACAACGAATCTTCTTTGGTCGTCGTGACGAAATCCTACCTAAAGCAGTAGCGTTTGAACCCCAGGCAAACACAACCTATGCGACAAATCTTGCTATGCAAAATCTCTGGAATGACCCAGAAAATCGGACTACTGGAGAAACTATACCTTTCCATGTCGAACCTCTTCACCAAGTCCACGATGCACTCAACGGGCAATTTAGAAAAGAAAAAACCGAATGGTCAACTCGTAAGATTAAATCCTGGTTTAATAACCCGCTAACCATTGCTGGGCAACAAATCACCATCCCGTATGACGGAGGCTATGGTCGCAACTGGTACGAAGCTGGAAGCGAAGAAAAACGAGTAGGCAAAATCTAGTGCCTTTCAATTATTGAAAAGGAAATATGCTGAGTAAAAAAGACCTTGAACTTATCGAAATAGAAAAGGACGAAGAAGAACAAATCGAGTACCGTGTTCGTATTATTAAACACTGCTTTCTTTTTTTACAAAAAAGTGCATACATGACTTGTATTAAACCGAGCGAAGTAAAAAAAGAAGTTTTTACGGAATTGCAAACAGCCCTTTGGCATTACGTCTATGGAGAAATCGCTGACCGCCTTGACGACATTGCGTACAAACTACAGTTAATGTCTATTGAAAGTTCTCAGTTAAAAACAATAGACGCTATTTACAAAGACATCCAAATGCTCCGTCTCAAATGCCGTAACGTTCAACCATAAACATGTCCTACCTTTCTGACTACATCTTCTACAACTCCGGCAATGAATGTCCACGAGATTTCCACATCTGGTCCGCACTTGTCGCACTAAGCACCATTGTCGGTCGCAAAGTGTGGCTTGACCGCAAGTACTTCGTCATCTATCCAAACATATATGTTTGTCTTGTAGGTTCTCCAGGTAGTGGAAAAAGTGTAGCCAAGGACATATCTAAATACCTAATCCTAGACCACTTTCCAAACGTCCCTTTGTCTGCATCTCTACAATCCCGTGAAGACATCTTGAAAAAGATGAGCTTACCTGAAACTGCTCGTGCGTTTAAACTGGCTGACGGGACTTACCAAGAATACAGACCCTTTGCCTTATACGTTAACGAACTACCGCTGTTCCTCTCCGTCGACCCAGCAAAAATGATAGGCTTTCTTGTAGACGCTTTTGATGCACGTATAGTCGATTCTGGTTTCAAGAAAGACGTAGTTCAAGATCGGGTAGAAAACCCGTATATGACCATGTGCTGTTGCTGTCCTCCTGACTGGATGATGAGGAACTTGAAGATGGACTTGTTCTCTGGCGGACTAGGACGACGCTTAATCATTGTCCACGCGAAAAAGACCAAATGGATAGCGGAACCATGTGTACCCGACGGTGGAGACGTAGCTTGGAAGCGAGTGATTGAACATCTTCAACAAGTAAAAGACTTCACCGGCCCAATGACTTTCTCTCCAGACGGACGAGACTGGTTTATCAAATGGTACGAGAATAAAAAAGCAAACCCTCCAGAAGACCCGATTCTTGCACAGTTCTATGAGACAAAGCATGTGCAGTTACAAAAAATAGCCATGCTTTTGGCGTTGAACGAGCTGCCACTTAGTCGAGCGATAACCGCGGACAACTTTAAAACCGCACTAGCTATGCTCGACGTGCTTGAACCAGAAATACCAAAGCTTTCTTGTGGCGTTGGCCGCAACGTACTCGCTCCTAGCATGTCAGCACTCCTCGACCATATCGCTACAGCCGGTGGACAAATGAGCGAGAAGGTTCTTCTTCGTCTACTAAGCCGCGATCTACGTGCACCAGAATTCGAGGAAATTCTTAAACAGCTAACCATAACCGAACAAATAAAAAGGGCCGTTGTGATGGACAACGGCATACCACGTTCTTGGATTTTCCTACCTGGTGAGTATGAAAAGTGGCAGAAAAAAGCTAACGAACCAAAAGGCTCTGGAGAGTCCCCGGCTGCACCCCCTGCCTGACAATGTTCTGTGGATGCATTTTCAACTCAATAGCCCGCTTCGCCTGCGCTATAGTCATTTGGGGATTCTGCTTTAAGTACTGATCCACCATCTGTGCTTTCATCATCTCTTCTCTTGTCGGCATACCCATGAACGGCACACCAACTGCACGTTCCATTTGCATTTTCTCCATTAACTTTGCGCTCTCAGAAGGACCCTCAACAGAAGGAAACAACCTTTGAATCTCTTGAGCATCGGTCAAGTTATATCGACTCGCACTAGCCAGAGGATCCCGCGGATACTTATACTCCTGCGCATACTCAATAGCACCTTTCAGCATTTCACGTACATCATAATCACCATACTCTGCCTTGCCGGCATAGAGTGCTTTTTGTGCTTCCTTGTAATTCCCGTTCAGCAAAAGTTTCGCAATTTCTTTCTTAAACCCGCCAAGTTCCTTTTGCCGATTCGTCTCGCTACGTAGATACATTGCCTGACGTTCGTAATACTGATTAACCGCTTTAGGTTTAAACCCTAACGCTTGAAGCACTGCATCCGTATCGTCCATTTTATGAACCATACGGTCTTGCGTATCCCTAGAGTCACCTCCAGCTTCTACAGTCTTCAGGATATTTCTAATCCCAGTTGGCGCAATCTTTTCTAACGCAGTCCAACCATCTCCTTCCACTACTGCATTAGCAGCTTTACCATAGTTTTCCAACATAGACGCTGCTGGACCAAGGAGGTTCTTCCACGAGAACCCGTCGTACGCGGATACACCAAGGAGATTGCCTAGTTGAAACCGGGAACCAATATCCAATGGACCAGTGTTCAACGCACCATTCAACGCACCATCGGCAATCATACGACCAAGCTCTGCGTCGTCTCCAGCAAGGTTCACAAATGCTTCTCGCAATTCCTTCTTCACAGGCACACCAAAGATTTGTTCAATCAAAGCCACTGTACCAGCAACAAGCGGGTATCCAAGCAAACCAGCAAACAATGCTTGCGTACCCATCATTGTGGCAAAGGCTTTTTGAGCTGAACTTCTCTCAGAAGCAGACAATCCTGGTTGACGAATGATAGCCTCCTTACCAAGACGAGCCATCATCGCAATCGTGTTGAACGTATAGCTATTCAAACTATACAACAGGCCGCCAACTCCAGTCCACTTCCCCATTCCTTGGAAAACTTCTGGACGAGTAACACGACCTCCACCGAACAAAGTCACATAAGTAAAATGCGAAGCCCAGTCGTACGCCTTTTGTCGATCACCTTTTGCAGTTGTCTCCATTGCATGTTTAAACGCTGCAATGAAAGTTGCTTGGCTGTTAAACCGTGTGCTGTACCCATAAAAATGACGTGCCGCAGCCATCATTTGGTACAATGGCTTTCTCAACAACGCATCTCTAGCTTCACCAAGCTTGTTGTCCCCAGCAACTGAACTCCTGATCTTCGCGTAATCGAAATCAGTTTCTCCGTACAAGTCTGACTGAAACCCGGTTTTGATAATGTCGTTTCTAACCGCCTCAGCCACTGCCCAGTTCAAGTCTTCATTTTCATACTTCTTCCCGTTCTTCCAAGCTTTACCCATTTCTACTTGCGCGTCGACAAGAGACCGATACACCTTACTAAGCGACATTCCTTCCCTTATCAAACCAGGAACCACTGTCAACATCTGTTGCGTAGACTCCACAAGCAACGTTGACGGGTTCAATCCCATGTAGTTGAAAAAGATAAGGTTCTTCATGGCTGTCCATTCCTTACCTTCGGGATTAGTGACAAAGTTAAGCCAATCCGAAAACCTATTTCTGATATTCAAATTCGCACGCATGTCGGGATTATTAAGCACAAGATGAGAGCCTTGTGTAACAAACCCCTTAGCGTGTTTATGCGCCACGGCGTCGACGTAATGCACATAACCCTCGACAAGATTAATATGCTCACGTCCAGCGGTAAACTTTCTCTCCCTCATGTACGGAGACGTACGAATCCATCTTGCACCAGTCCCGGGCACATAACCCTCTCGAACAGCATCCACAACCGTCTCTGACCCGGGCATGGATTTCTCAATGTTATACAAAACATTGTCCATATACTGTTTATCGGCAGCCGCATACACGTCAACAAGGCGTTCCTTAATCAAACCCTGAAAACGCTCAGCCTTGTCCATTCGGTTGTAATGCATCATCCACTCGACACCTCCTTCTTTCCTCAAACCTGCTACTCGGGTTGCTGCTTCTTGACGAGACTTAAAATGCTCCAAGTGAACCTTTGGTTTTCCTTTTGCATCAAGGTCTGTGGCCAACCCATACGCAATGTGCCAAGGGAGATACCGTACTTCTGGCATGTAGAACAACTTACCAGACCGTTCTCCGCTATCGTCTGCTTTTCCGAGCAAGTGGTCCTGTAGTTTAGTGTAATCTTCATAGTTTTTCTCCAAGTCCTTGAACAAACTCTTTTTTGTCTCGTCAGACAATGGAACTTTCTTGAAAAACTCTTGAGCCGACAACGCCCATTCTTGTTCATTGGCAAAAACACGTGGATTATTGCGATCATAGACAAGACTAACAGCTTCCTGACCCCATTTAGTTGCTTCTGGAGAGAACATGTTCTTATTATGCGACTGAATAGTAATAGCCGCAAGGTTGTTTGTCATCAACCTTCTTGTCCTAATCTCTTCTTCCCCAGTAATCTTTGACATCTCTCCAAACTGTTCAATGCAAAGATCAACTTTGTCCTTTTCAATCATTGAAAGGGACTTATATTCAGGCGACAACGCTTCTCGTTCAGCACGAGTCATGAACGTGTCTTCCCCTGCTACACTTCTCTCGTTCTCTCGAAGTGCAATCTTATTAAACGCACTATTTTGCTTAGTCCCTTCTGACCCAATCCAGCGCAGTCTCTTCCAGTCCATCTCTCCTTTTTCGTTGCGCCATACTCGAGTCCATACTTCCATTACGTTGTTGTTTACAAACTGTGGATAGCGAACTCCAAGGGAAAATACATCAACCGCTGACGGAACCTTCTTTTTGATCCCTTCCACGAACTGTGCCATTGGCTTAAGGAAGTCAAAAAATTTCCTTCTAAACCCACCGATCTCTTCTGGGTGCACAATCTCAGTCGCCGCTTCCATTGCTTGCACAACAGGGCCAGTATCAGACGGTTCAATCCCAAGTACTTCACAAACAACATTCTTTTCCCTAGTATGCCGGTTCATCAAGCGTTGCAACTCGGAAGTTGTCACTAGTGGAGGAGGATCAAATGGAGTTCTCATCTTCCTCTCAGCTAACGCCATAAAAGCTTGGACATCAGTGTCAGCTTCCTCAGCAGTACGAATCATTTTGGTCAGCGAGTCATAGATTTCCTCAACCTCTTTTCGTACATTCTTCAACGGACCAAGATTCCGTTCTGCCAAACCAAGGAATTCCTTGAACGCACCCCAAACGGTAGCAAAATCACGAAACAATCCTTGCATGAACCGCTGCGTTTCTCGGTTCCCAAATTGCATCATTGCGTTTAACTCTTTTGCGGTTCCCGGCTTCTCTGCACCCATTGCAAGAAGAGCCGAAAAGTCAGACAAAAACTCTTCGTCACCATTAATTTTTTCGTATGCCGCTTTTCCTTGTAGCTCTACACTAGACATCAACTCGACCGGAGTAAGCATTCGAGTCATTTGCCTAATTGTTTCCACTTTTTCAAGTGAAGTCATTTTAGACGCAGACGTAATTGCTCGTAAGTACTCTCGGTATTGTGGACTATTAATGTCCCTTGCAGATTCGGCAAACATACCATGAGACAACTCATGGGCAAGAACGAACAATGCTTCAAAAGCACGAGTAGACCGGGGACCAGTTGTCTCTCTGACCGCTACAATATGCCGCAAAACTGGAGACGTAACGTTCTCAGTAAGAGCAAGGTGCATTCCGCGTTCATTAGAAAGTAATTGTCCAAAATTAACTTTGCCTTCCATTGAACCTAGAAACCTTGCTGCTACCCTTGTAGCAGCATTCGACAAAATCCTAGCACGCTCTGGGTTTTCTCCTTGTGCCGCAAAATACCCGTTAAAAAATCTCTGAGTCGCTTGCAACAAACCTTCAGGTTTTTTGACCAAAGCTTCGTCAAGTCCAACCTCGCGAGACAAATTACTAATCCAATCCTTTGCCTCACCAGTAGGAGCAGAGTTTTTCCAGAAGTTGTAAATACGAGCCATCTCGTCTTTCGACCGGCCTTCACGTTGAGCGCGGTTTAGTTCTTCAATGACGGTTTTTTTCCATGCAGAATCAGAAAGTTTCTCTCCACTCTCCATCGCATTCAAACTCGGCTTAACCTTCCCCTTTGCAAACTCGGGCCGTTCTACCTCTAACCCCTTTTCATGTAATGAGTCTGCAAACTCAATAGCCAAACCCTTTCCAGAGTCAGTCTTTGGAAAGTCCTTCCACATGTCATGCCCATCTGCGCTCTTCCACTTAACACGGACAACATCCACCTCTGGCGCACCTGAATGCAACAGATTAAGCTTAGAAGCTTCACCTTGTGCTTCTTCTCTGGTCTTGTAAAACTTACCAGAAATCTGACCAGTTTCTGTATCTTGCACACCAAACGTATTAGGCTGTAACGGAGATTCGATTACGTCAAAATCACCTTTGATAATCTTCGGACGTTCGACTACCTTAGTAAGCTTATCAGGACGATACATGGCCTTGTTACCGTCTTCGTGCTGAACCTCTACGATCACACTTCCATCTGCTTGTTTCTCTGCTTTCAGTACCTGTCCAAAACGACCTGACTTTCCTTTCAAAGTCACAATATCGCCCTGATTAAAACCTAACACTTCTTGCCCTTGTGTTTCTTTGCCACTCGGAATCACCTCCTTAGTTTTACCGAGAATTTGTTGAGCCTGGTCAAAGGACATTTTTTTAATCTCGGTCTGAAAATGTCCCAAAGCCATTAGTTCTTCCTCCATTTCTGGAGTAATAACTTTTTGCAAATCTACCTTTGTCGGTTCTGGCAACTTAGCCTCTGCACCATGAGAAGACAAGTCACTAACCATCTGCTGTACTCCAACAATCTTCCCTTCAGCTTTTAACTCACCAGCCAAACGAACAGCACGATCAGGGTCGGGAAACACTTCCTGACGATTCTTTCCATCTTTCTCAGTCCACTTAACAACCCACGAAGCTTTTGCTCTTTGTTCGGGAGTCATCTTTGCAGCATCACTGACAATCTCCGCAAAAGGATCACTTGCTGTCTTACTCTGATCCAAAGGAAGAGTGAACTGATCAATAATAGACCCATTTTTCTGCTTCACCGGAACCGATTCAGGTTCACCTGGTACTTTTACCTTTGAAGAGGTGGGAGTGGTTGGAGTTTTAACCTCATCTTCAACCACTGTAGTAGGTGCTTTTACGGTTTTTTGGTCATCTGCACGAACCGTAATCGGCTTCTCTGTCTCCTCCCGCGTTTGGGAAGTACTAGAACCGGCTTTTGCTCGGTCCTTTAAAGTAATGTCTTCTAAAAGTTTTGCCTCTAGCTGAGCATCTGAAAACGTAGGAGAAAACCCTGGTATATCTTTTTCTGATTTAAACAGATCTTTCCATCCTAATGGCTCAGTTCCATGTGGACCAGCTTTTACTCCTTTCAACGAAGGCAAGTCCATTATACCGAACAAACCTTGCAACGCGAGGCTTTCACCAAGTCTCTTAGGTTCAAACGGATTATAGAACCCAGCAGACCAAGGCTGCCCTTGACTATGTGCTGCGGCGGCCGAGGTTAACTGTCCAATTCCCTCTGCTGCTGCCATTCCACCGAGTTGTGCGCCAGCATACTCAGCTGGAGCTTTGATCAAACGAGACAACTGTGGACCATACTTAGTCAACGCATTAGCAACAGCTCCGCGGCCAACTGACATTGCACCAGGCATCACTCCAGGTATACCAGCTACAGCAGGCAATGTTGCACCACTAATAATAGAAGCCAATGGACTACCAGTGTCAGTGTACGTCTTTGCCATCATGTCAGCAATGGCGAGAGGAAAACCAACATACGGTATTCTTGTCGCAAGAATCTGTGCACCAAGCCTTGGCACAGCCTCACCCGCGGAACGAAACGCTTCTTCGGTCTTTGGACCGACTAATGCACCCAGACTCCCAGTTAATGAACCAACAGCTTTATTGACCGGTTGAATTGCTCTGTCTACAAACGACCCATATTCTTTAATCCCACGTCCAAGCATTCCAACATCCCCAGCCGAGAAGTTCTTACTTGCAGTCATCTCGTTGGAAAGACGTGAAAAGTCCTTCAAACCCATTCCAGCAAAGAATGGGTCTGCTTGACTGAACATGCTATGAAGTTTCTTTACTTCGTCGAAAGTAAACGGTGCCTGTTCCAGCTGATCCATAAAGTCTTTTTCAATTATTGAAACTCACCATCCCATCGTAGGAGTCGATCCTTGTTTAATCAAATCCTGCAAGAACGCTTGACGTCGCTGGCTAGAGATTTGTTCGTCTTGTTTCGTCTGGTTAAGCATTTGACCAGTTTGTTGAGCAAACCCACCATTTGAAGGATCACCAGCAGGGGGAATAAACGATGGACCTCTTTGCTGTCCTGATCCACCTCCACCAGAAAACATGGCTGGAATCATAGACTGCATCATTCCACCTCCACCAGTGACAATGCTTGACAAACCACCTCCACCAGCGGCACCAGCCATTCCAGACGTTGCTGCTCCACCACCACCTGCTCCTAATAGTCCCGCTAAAAAAGCCATACTTAAGCCCTCATTCCGTTTTGTTGAAGCAAAGCCATAACCAATTGCTTGATGTATTCTTGACTCTGCTTTAAGTGTTCTCCTGCTTTTGATCCACCTTCTGGACCAAAGTTAATGTTTCCTGGTTGCAGGAAAGACAAAGGTAGCAATTGTTTACCTTCCGACTTCTTTTTTTCTTCTTTTTTCTGTTGACTAGGGAACTGATCTCTACGTGGAATTTGATTATTCTGTTCCAATTCTGGAGGTGGAGGATTTACTAAATTCAAATTCCTCTGCATAGGAGTTCTTTGCGGAATAACAAACGCAGCAGAAGGATCAAGATTTTGCATACCTTGAACTGGAATAACGCTTGTTTGAAAACGAGGAGCAATATCAGTTTGCTGATAAGGCAACCCAGGTTGATTTTTTGGAATAAACTGAGCAGGTGGAATTGTTTGATTCATTTCATCAGTTCTTCCAAAAGGATTTTGAAAAGTGTTGATAAAATTATCAAACTTATCACTAAGATTAGCTGCACTTTGACCAGGAGTTCCTGTCATTAGACGATTAAAATAACTAGTTCCTTGACTTGTTTTTGGAACCTTGAAACCAGCAGACTGATCAAGACCAGTCATACCAGGAGTAGGAGCAACAGAAACCTTAGAAGGTTCTTGTGGTTGTTGTTGGGTTTGTCCAGACAAACCATTACCTGTGATCAAATCCATTAGACCACCAAAGATACCAGAACCGTTACCACGAGAAGGTTGACTAGGAGGAGTCCCAGTATTCGGTGCATTAGCAGCCGGAGAAGAACCTCCCTTACCAAGCAACTGATTCGCTACCTTCATCCACTGTCCACCAGGAGTCATGCTTTGGTCTGGACCTGCTGGTTGTGGAATGCCAAGAAAGTCCATTGCAGCAGGAACGTTATCGCTCATGCTCATTTGACCTTGCATTTTAGAGGCAGAATTAACCGCTGCAATTCTTGGTGCAAGTCTTGCCATTTCAATGTTAGAAGCAACCTCAGCTTCAGGAGCACCCATGATTGTACGATAATCATTTGCCTCCTGAGTAGCGTTGTTGTTAATCTGCTGTCCTTGAGTAATAGCTCCCATTTGATTTTGCTGATACGGGAGCATAGATTTTTGCATATATGATTGCCACATATGCCAAGGCAAATCAGTTCCTGGAATAGTTTTACTAAGACTCTTCCACGCATCAGCGGACTGCCTTGTTGCCTCACTAGTCGCTCCTGCATTAGCGTTCAAGTTCCCAGCTTGAGACATGTTCAACGCATTAACCGCAGGAGTACGGTTCTGCTGATCCAATGTACCAGCGGCACGGTCAAACCTTTCAAAGTCTTGCGGAGTAAATGCGGACAACCCACGATAATTCGTAGGAACGCCTTGACTCATTTGCTCGTTTCCTTTGATCAGATTTAACAACGACCCTTGATCTACTGTCTGCTGAATACCACGATTCGCCCTATTCCTCGCAGTCTCAGCTTGCAGTGTCGGGTTAAACGCACCAATGAACTGACCTGGGTTGATCGAATTACCATCAAACGATCCAGCCAAGCGTTCCCAAAGACTTGCCCAATCCCATGCCATAGTATTATGCCTTTCCGTTTCTCAACCAACCAATGAAACTCCAAATATGGAACCAACCCCAGCACCAAGACTTCCAAATAGAAGTCTCTCGGCTGACGTATTGCGCATAGCCCCACTTTAGGAATGGACGAATACAAATCGCATTCATCACTCGTTTCAAAGGACTGAACTTTTGCATCGCAGGAACAAGCCAATGACTCATCCAACGATAACCTGAAATTCTATTCTCCGTCCTATAACATTCTCTTCCCCAACGAACGTACCAGGGAAGTTGACCATTGAGACATTCAAGGAATATGAAGCAACACTGAGGAGTGCTTGTACTCCATGAAGTAGCACTTGAATTTGTGTTTCCGGTTCCAGAAAGATTGTCCGTTGTAGTCGCTGTAGGCACTCCAAGCAACTCAGCCACCATTTGAAGCATAGCTAGATGCGTAGACTTCATCCTATCAGCAGCTTGCGCTCCACCGAGTTGTTCTTGAGTTGTCTGACCTTCACTCTGCCGAGCTTGTTGCTGTGCTTGCATCGAACTACCTCGACGCATTGACTCGATTGTGTTGAAAAGCTGAATAGCACCAGTGACATTAGAGGCTTCTTTGTCCTGCTGTCCACGAACCTCCTTGAAACGATTAATTGACTGCAAGTTTCCTAATTCTGCTAGTTCAATTCCTTGTCTGCCGACTGGACCACGCACATTAGCAGGACCACTCAACGCTTCTGCACGTGCTTTTTCAAAAGAACGATCGTAAAGCTCTCCAGTATTGCTCTCATAATCAGACGAGTATGGATTCCTCGACATGATGTTAAAAAGAGCTTCATCACCATTAAAACTTGACGGATCAAGATTAATGATGTCTGAAATCTGCTGAGTACCTGGGTAATCAGACTTGTTTCTTTGAAGAAGGTTAGTAAGAAAATCTTGGTGCGCTGGTTGGACGTATTCTGGATGCGAATAATACCCGGAAGCCATCACTGACTGTGACGTTTCTGACGGCAAACGATATGTTCTAGCGGCTGAACTAGTTCCTTGCCTTTGCCAGCTTTGATTAGTGTCAGTGTTCTGTCCACCAAAGCTAGCGTTAAAAAACCTTGTCGAAGCTGGGAACCAACCAAAAATTGATGACTTGATCATAGCGTTTTTGTAAAGCAAACCAGATGTCGTTGAAAACCAAACCGTTTTTCAAAAAGAGCAAAACCTTTTCCATTAATACGTGGAGTAAACGCTTGAAGATGAACAAATCCTTTTGATTTTGCCCATTTTTCCACGTGTTTTAAACCAAACTTTGAAGCACCAGGGACTGTACGCTTGGTATACGCTGCGAAGATGACCGCGGTTCGAGCAAAGTCATACTTCGAGTTACTACCAAACGCTATCGTATAACCAATGATGTCGTTTTCGTTCAAACCATAAACGACCAAATGGCCTTCGTCTTCACCTAGAGCGATCACATCAAGCACAAGACGAAGATAGTAATTCTCGTCCGCTTGATGAGTAGGACGCATTAAAGTATTTAAATACTTCCTACCTTCTTGAAAAATAGGCCAGTATTTAACTACCTGGTCTACTGTCTTAATCCGTATGACTTTCAGATTCATTGTTCTGCTTTTCCTCCATAGATATGTTCTTGAAAACCATAAAAGTTACAAATCTTGTTGTCTGGAAAAGTGAATTTCCATCGGAAAACCTTTCCGCTTTTCTTTGGAAAAGTTAAACGACCTTGAGAAAGAGAACTATTCCATGTTCCAAGCAAAACAAATGTATCAGTTCCACCCAAGTTTTCTTTTACAGAAATGTAAACTTGAATATCAACATTTGCCGTAGCCGAGATCGTTATCGCATTAGTTTCTTTTACAGAAAATAAATCACCATAGAAAAACTCGCCTGTTATTAGTTCTTTGCTGTACGTAGCGTCTGGATCAGTGTTTGTGTTGACCAAAGAGAACACTTCATCAGTGCCAACATAAGAAAATGCTTGAATGTCATTAACAATCGTTCCAGATTTTCCTAAATCTCCGATTAAAGTTGTTGCTTCAATGTCCTCCGCTGCAACTAATGGGTCTAAATCGGAAATTCTTACTTCTTTCTGTCCTTGTAAACTGAAAATACCCATTGCATTAGAACTAAGGGCGGTTCTAAAGTAATACTTATACCATTTTTTGATTTTCCAGTTGTAAATAAAGTGAACAGAATCGCTAGCATTGCAAAAATTCCAACAAATTTCGTTGTTACTGTAGTTAATGTTGGTAAAAACCCTAGTACTGGCAGCATCAACGGTTGCTGCACGGAAAGAACTAGTAAACTCTTCCCGTACTGCATCTCCAATTGAAACAATACCATCTCTTCCAAAGGAAAAAATGTTCTGCTCTACATCATTATAGAAAAAGATCTGCTTTCCGTTGCTTCCAGCCATGAAAGGGTAAGAACATCCAATGTTCGAGACCTTTACAAAGTTAAAAATCTTAGGAAGCCCAAGATACCGAGTATGCAAAATGGCATTCGGGTAAAGAGCGAACAAATCATCATCGAGGACAAAAAGACCAGTCCCACCAACAAAACTATCTTTAATGTTCGCCATCAAGGAAGCGTCATAGCAGTCAGCTTCATTGTCATGTTTAACTCCCCAAACATCTGGACGATTTAGACCTGACCAAATGATCCCGTAATGGTTTTCAGCTTTTTTATATGAGTAATTCTGACCAACCAAATGCCCAAAAAACTCAACTAGAAACGTACAAGCTGGCAAATCTTCAGTAGTCTCTTGCCCTACGTTTACTCCATCTGTCCATGCTAGTCGTTGAATCTTGGAAGAAAAGTAAATCCTATCAGAGAACTTAGCAAGACTTATTTTTTTCTCCCAAAACAAAAATGCAGAACGAACCAAATAAGAAGTAAGAGAACCAAGAAGGGTAGAGTTAAGTGGAAGTTCTGGAGCATACTGATAAACTTTTTGTTCGTAAAAGGCAACAAAAAACCCACGTCTTTGAAACAAGACTGGAAGAAAAACTAGTTCAAAAAGCCAAGACGCTGTAACTGGCTGTGTTCCTTTTAGAACAAAGATCGGTCCAGTCTGCAACAACCCGTCACGAAGAAACATTCCATTATGAGTTTTCCATACGGTTTCTTGTACAAGATGTGCTGGGCCTGTAGAATTCAGACCATTAAGCACATCTTCAACGTGAGGAATGTCTGTTGTCGTTGTCACGAGAGTTTAATGATTGTCACGTCTGCGTATACTTCTCCACCTTCAGTATCAGTCGTGGCTAAAGCAGGTTTTCCAAGACCATCGACGGTAGGAACTGTTTCCACAGCGTGGAGAATCTCAATATAACAAAATGACGGATCACTATTGTTTGAAAACGATTGAAAGAAAACGGCTTCTGAAGAGTTAGTAACTCCTACTCCATTTTTTTCACTAGTCCCATAACGAGTGTGAACTTTTGTAAGATCAAAAGCGTCGTAATAACAATTAACCTTAATGTAATGTTTTCCAACATTAATTGCTGGTGCTCGAATAAGGAACAAATACTTTCCATCCTGTCGAATCAAAATCTTCGTTCCGTCAATGTCAACTAGATTAAACTTATCTCCTTGCACCTTCCAAGGAACGTTCAATCCTCTTTTTGTCTCCGCAGTAGTTGCAGCGATTCCAATACCAGGACCACCACCTTCAAAAACCCTAGCATAAGCTGAACCAAGACCAGAGGAAATCGTCACAAACCCAGCGGCATCAATCGACAACGCACCAGAAAGCTTTACTGGAGCAAGACATTCTGAATCTTCTCCAACAGTTTGGCCACCGATCATCACAGTCCCCGCAGCAGCTTGAACAAAAACTGAACCGTCCAAATCACGTTTTTTAATGTGATTAAGACGAACAGCTGAATCAGCAATCTTAGCGGACGTAACGCTTGCTGCTGCTAAATGTTCTTTTTGAACGCTTCCCGGTGTTATCTTAGAAGCATCAACAGTACCGTCGACTAAATGTAAACCAGACAAAGAACCATATTTAATGTTCAGTCCAGTCAATGTTTCGTTTGCGACTTTACTATTAGTAATGCTTCCTTGTGCAATGCAACGATCAGTAATTTGACCATCACCAATTTCATTTGCAGAGATGGTTTTAAAAGCAATCTCTCGTTCCGTGATTCCTCCAGCAGAACCACGAATGCTTCCCGGTGGAATGGTCGATGCACCTATGGCGCTTGGCTTTAGACCAATGGTATCATCAAACACAGTACTCAGATAATCAAACATCCAAGTCCTAGTTTGACGCAAGACTTCACCTAGTTTGCTAGCCGACTCGTTATCTAATGGATCGCCTTTAGTAGCGTCCAAAGCTGCCAATGTTGGTGAAAGAATTGGATAAGTTGCCATATCAGTTTACTTTAAGAATCAAAACGTAAGAACCATACTCCGCTTCAGTTACTGGGCGAAAAGCTGGATTGTTAAAAATCATCGCCTTATTCGATCCAATTGAAGTGATAGCTTTTTGTTCTATTCTAAACCCGCATGGAGGACTAACTAAATTATTCGTTGTCTGCAAGACAATTAGTTTCTGCCTAACAGTAATACCGGAAGCCGCAGCAGAATAACCACTTGAGAAGTAAAAAACACGTTCAAACAGTTCAATAGTCCCATTGGTCTTTTTCCGTTGCAAGTAAAAACGGACTCTTGTTGCAACACCATCTGTTTGATACGCTGGAACTGAAAAAAGGAAAAGATAGTTACCGCTTCTATTCAAATGTATCTTCGGGTCTTCAATGGTCAAAAAACCATTATCTGATTGATCGTAAACCTTCCAACGCGAAGCACCTTGAGTACTTTGCCACGTAGAAGGAACAACGCTCCACGCAGAAGAAAATAAACTTTCTTCTCGAAGAATTGCGAAACCTACAGCTTTTTCACTTAACGTGGCAACACCGTCTTTATCAATGTCAAAAGGAAGATTTGTTTCTCTTACTCCTAAATTGTTCCCGTCATTTCCAATTCTCTGCCCACCAATAAGCCATGTTTGCGGGTTAGTGGCCTTTGCAAGAACTGATCCGTTTAAACTCTTCTTGCTAACGTGCTGTTTCAACACGTTCAAATTAACAAAATTACTTTCTCTTACTGCAGAATCGGCAAGAGCAGTCGAGTCTATGGTAAAGATTTGACTTAAAAAGTTTCCAAAACACTCACCAGAAATACTTCCAGCTTTAAATTTTGTTCCGTCAATACGTAAATCGTTTGCTGTAGAAAAATGTCTTCCTGCCAACGAATGATTAGCAAAACGAGATTCATCAAGACTCTTTAAAGCAAAATCTTTTTCACCAATAGAAAATTGTTTGATCTGTCTTTCTTCACTCGTTGCAGGATTTGTTCCTTTAATGCTTGCAGCAGAAAAACTACCATTAGCAAGAGCAGACAAACGAATTACATTTTCTCCACCAAGAACGGTAAACTTGGTTTTTAAAAAATCTACCAACCAAGCACGTGTTTGTCTTGACAACGAGTAAACATCAGCAAAAGTCTCGCTGTCAGTCGGATTACTCTTAACTGCACTTAACGCAGCCAAAGTAGGAGCTAAGGTAGTATACGGCATTAGTCAAGAGCAACCGAAACGTTGCTGTCAATTATTGTCGAATTCCAGTTTTTCACATTATTCCAAGCCCTTTCGAGTGCTTTTTCTGAAATGCTCACTCGTTGGTCTTCTTTCAAAAAGAAGTTCAATTCAACAAGAGACTGCATTAGCATGTAGTCAAAACAGAATTCTAGGAAAAAGTTTGAAAACGTACCGATTTGAAAAGCTTCTCCATTTGCCATAATGTTAGCATTTAGAGAAAGCTGAATCGCACTATCAACTGCGGTAACAATGGCGGAAGTAGCGTCAGTTGTGTTGTAAACAATATCTCCAATGTTTACAGAACCGTCGTTGAAAGTAGCTGTTCCGCAAATCAACTTACTAGCAGTAGCAGAAGTCGTGGTTCCAGAAACCGTTCCAAAGTCTGGCAACCATTCAATCACGTCAAAATAAACATCAAACGTCGAAGCCCCACTTACCTGAGGCATTACCATGAAATCTTGTCCAACAAAAACAATCTCCTTTTCTTGGTTCTCATCTGTTACATCATCAGGACGTTCACGAAAACGACGATACATGGACTTGACATAATCATCACGTTGAATCACGTTAATTGGATAAAACGTTGCTCCATTGTCCTCTGTCAACCACGCCTGTTTGACGTTCTTAATCTTCAAAGAGTTCCCATTTGAAACCCTTACCGCGGTCGTAAGCGACCCACCAGCAGTCGGACTAACCCCGGTCACTTTTGCAAATGTTCTTGCATACTCAAAATCAACAGCACGTTGTGAAAAATCCTTAGCGTTATTAACCGCTTGAGTCAAGCAATCGACTCCGTCATAGACGAAGTCTGTCAGATTGCGAGACATAAAAGCTGCAATTTTTTTGCGAAGAGTGATTATTGTATTTGCCATAAATAATGCGCGTTGTTAGTATGCGCGCCCCACTTGATTACTTAGGTGCCTGAGTTGCGCCCACCAGGACCAGAAATACCTTTGGCCTTGCCAGTCGAGTATTCCTTCGTCTCGTTAGTCGCCTTCTCTGCACCAGTCTTCCCAGTGGCTTCACCGTCGAGCACTTTCGTGTCTCGAAAGTCCTTAGCCTTACCAGGACCGACTACCATGTCTCTCAGATTAGGAGTTTCCATATGTTTTACCGATAACCATGAACTTCAATACGAGCTTCAGTTGTGGTTAAATCCGCAGGGTCTCCACGAGAACCATCAGTAGCATTCTCAATGTTTGCGACATAAACCGCTGAACCATCAGAGCTTGGAACGGCAGGATAAATGAGCGTGTTTGTCACGTCAAGAATCGCTCCACAACTCTCGATCTTGGTAAACCCAAGAGCAGAAGCAGTGATTTTGTTTGCAGCACTACCTTGACCAGTCAAGACCAGAGTCAACAATGCACCAACTCGATCTTTCCCGGTTACTCCACCCTCGGACCAAGCACGAACTACTGTTACCGCAGATGCGTCTAGGTCAGCCATAGGTTATCGAACTCCTCGCAGGATAAACCGATAAGAGTTACCCAACCCTAGGTTTGTTTGAGAACCAAGCATGCTCTTGTTCGCCCAAGCACCTTGACCTAGCAACGGTCCACCAATTGCATTCGTATTCTGAAACGAAAGCAACTGAGAACCGTCAAAGTTGGGTCGAACAAAGACAGGAGTATTATTGCTTCGCATAAAAACGGTACAGTCGATAATTCGACTAAAACCGAAATTGGAAGCATAAATAGTGTCAACGTCTCCTACCCAAGTTGTATTAGTATTGATGAAGTTCAACGTTAGGTCTTGTACCACCACAAAACGAAACAGTTCCTGAGAAGGCTCAGTCCACATTACGTTCGTGACAATAGAAGCCCCGTTAGTTGAAAGCAAGTCACTAAGCAAAAGGGCACCACGAGTAACCCCCGGCAAACACAGGGCCAGGGCCAGCACTAGATTACGAATCATTTTCATGTTAGGGAGCATAAGACTGAATGTTCTTGATAAACATGTGGCTCTCTGGATAGCGGAGTTCAAACCCTGCTTCAGTCAGCCATTCGTCACGACGAAAATCATCGCCGTTGTTTTGTCGATTCTTCAACAACTGGGTATCGCGACCAGCAAGATAGCGATAGACCAAGTTGTTCACATCAAGGATCAACATGCAGTTACGCAAGTTCGAGTCCTCGTTGAAAAGAGGATGTGTCTTGTAATACATCGTGCCGAAAGGAGACACGTGTTTCACAACGTCCATCCCGTAGGTGTCCGACATAGGCAGACCAGATTGCAAGACCGCCTTGCCCTTGTACATCTGATTCACCACGTTCAACGCACCGTTGCCACAGAAAACGAGCTTCTCGTTGGTCGAGTTGTTCGTCGTACGGAAAGCACGTTCAACATACCCGTCAAACGTTTTCTCCGTAATTACTCCAGAGGCATTTTCAATAATGCGTTTGTTGTCGTCCGTGTCACCAGTGATCTGTGCAGCAGATGCACCGCGGTACTTGATCTCGGCCACACTACCAGCCATTTCCCACTGCTCAAGGAACCAAAGAATACCACCGAAGGTAAACAATGGCAGACCTTGCAGGCCAGTGGTCTTAGTGCGCGAGTTGAAGAACAAAGCTCGCTCGAATTCAGTCATGTGCTGAATCGAATGCTCTTTCGCTTTGTGCTTGTAAGGACCGGTTTCGTCGAACTTCAGCGAAGTCTTCAGTGCCGTGCCAGTCAGTGAGAAAGGCGTTCGGAGAATCTGGCAATAGTTGCCGACTGCCAAAGGCAGGTTGAAGTATTCCGCAGTAGGCCCAACAGAACCTTGTTCGAAACCTTGGCCAACGATGATTGCGCGGTTACCCACGTTTTCGTTAGTCGTTCCGTTTTGCGGCCGGTTCTTAATCGTGCTCGAATGCGCAGACAGAGCAATGAACGTCACATACTTTGACGCACCATCAATTTTCTCTGTAATCAAGCCACGAACTTCGGTCGTCCCGGTCTGATCCGTTGTGTCGATATTACAACGTACGCTAAAAACGTCACCAACCTTCAAAGGAGCAAGGTCGGAAACATACATGCGATACGATGTGTTTCGAGTAATAGGAGCCGGGTCGGTGAGAACCGTGCCACTGGTGTCCGTAAACGGTCCTTTGCTTGCACCAGAGGAAGCAGTGGTAGTTGCACGGGCAACATAGCGCTGTTCGTTCCAGTTAAACTCAGGATCGTTTGTTTCCTCTTCGGGCAGTAGGGACAAAATCCCGAGGAGCGGGGACTTCCCATTCGGATACTGATAGAACACCCGACGACGGTTATTCTTATACCGCCATGAGCTGTCCGATTCAGTAGTTACTAGGCCAAGAATAGGCATAGGTTTACTTATTCGTCAAAGACTTCCATGCCAGCCGGACGATTTTTTCCGTTCGACCTAGCACTTCCATCTCCCGCACCGACTTGCCCTCCTCCAGAAAGAGTGGACATACGAGAAGCCGATGTTCGTTGTGCAGACTGAGCCTGCGTTTGTTGTTGTTGTGTTTGCGTTTTACCGATCATGTCCTTCCAGCTGTCACCAAACATCTGTTGGAACATGATACGAGTCTGGTCCGCCACCAGTTGAAAAGCTTCTTCCTCGTTGCCTTGGAAGCCACTCTCAAAAAGCTTTCGAGTGACAACTTCGACCATTTGGCGTTGACCTTTCAAATCAGGATTCTTTTCTTGAAAACGAGACCACAGTTGGTCTTCTTGATGTTTTTGATACATCGCTTGCAAAGGTGCAAGCCTAGGTTCAAAATCATTCTGCATTTTCTGTACAAGATATGCAGCCATTGTTGCAGACTGTTGATAAACCCCATGAGCGAGTTCGTTCAACGCCGCGAGACCTTCACCTTCGTCACCGTCTGCAATTGCCTTTTTCAGACTAGCAAGCATCTTTGCGGTCGGCTTAAAGACTTTGAAAGTTCGATCAAAGTCTTCTTGAGTAAACTGACGCTGCTGCTGGGCAGGTGCAACTTGACCGGGAACTACAACTCCTGCTTTTTTAAACGCCGCAGCGATTTGGTCTGGAGTAAGCGTCGGTTCTGCGGCTTTCTCAACGTTAGGTCTAGCAGCAGTGCCGCTGTCTGGTTTCGAAGTTTGACCAGTTCCTTGCTGTTCATTGCTTTGAGCGACATCTTCAAATACACCGTCCGACGTACCTTGGTTATTTCCACCACCGTCAGCATTCTCTGCGGGGTCCAATAGGAATTTATACCATTTATTCATTGTCTACAGGAGTTGTTTCGTTTTGTGCTTCTCGAAGTGATTCTACTCTTGCCTTTAGAAGCGTTGTTGGGCGAGAGAGAGCCTTAGCGTGACCGATTGCTTGAAGAAGCACTGGTATGCGTTCTTCTGTCCAATCTGTCTCGATGATAATTCCCACTGTTTGAAGGAATTCGTCATTTATTGTTTTTAACAGGTCATTGAAAAACACGTTCTCATACAGTGCACTAAAGCCCCGTAGGAGTAATGAGTTGTCCAAACCCTGTAGGTTGATCTCCGGTTGCTGTGTTGGGCGGTCTTGTGTTTCCATTTTGTGTTGGTGGACCTTGGCCTAAAATACCAGCCTTAGCCATACGTTGGTCCTGTTGTTGTTCTTGTGCTGGTTGTCTGAGAGTAAATCTCTCAGGATTCCGAACACCACGCAAGCGCAAGACTTCCAAAAGTAGCTCTCTCGGGTCCAAGCCAACTGCAATAGCTGCTTGTGGTTGAGAGAGCAAAGCAACAAGGATGTCTTGTAATGCTTGCGCGGTGAAACCCTTTTCGCTCGGCAACGTGCCATCAAAAACTTCAAAATCAAAATCGCCTTGAATGTCTTGCTTCGTGATCTTAAGAAAAGACGCTCCTTGCATTGCAGGATCGACACCAACAATGCGAACTACAGTTTCTTGGTCCAATCCGTCTCGGAGATTAGAAAGCATCTTACGGCCAAGTGGCTCAATTGCAGAATTAAAAACGAGCGAGATAATAGTTTTCAACCGAGAAGCTGCGCTTGACGTCGCATTACGAGCTTCCTGAGCAGATCGTCTACCTGGGTAGAACTGACCCATGATGTTTTCATTTACACCCGTCGTGACTTGGACCAAGTCTTTCAAATACTTCGCGTCATCAAGGTGACGAGTGGTAACGTCTTGAATCGGGAGTTGCTGGATGTATCTCTCAACTCCTCTTCCGGCAACCGCTGGTTTTAGTTGAATAACGGGAGAACGTTCCCGAATATCCTTCATTTCCACTCCACTAGGATCTACTATGATTTTGTTCGAGATGACTTTCCTGACCGAAGTAATTCTCGAATTGATAAACCAAGACAATACGCTCTGTAACTGGTCAATGCTATCAGAAAGGCCGTTATTGACCAAATGGTGAGCGTCTGGATTATACTCTGCAACATCAAAAGTAAACTGGTTATGAACATAGTTTGCTGGTTCGCATTTTACTACACGAGAGTCGTTAACGTACCAGATGTTGTATAGTACCGGGTAGGTCTCTGGTCCAAGCGGTTCACTCTCGATCTTATATTCACTAGGAACAATTCTACGTTGAATCTCGGTTAAAACAACAGTGCCAAGGGATTGTGCTGTGTCTTTACTAATGTCATCACCAGAGCATTTCAAACCACGAATAGTATCTGGACCCATTCGACGCTCTGTTGCAGCGACATCATTGTTCTTCTTCAGCGGTTTGATATACTTTACACCAGAAATCATCCCGTCTGCTTCCATTTGGCGCAAAGTTGTTATCTGATATTCATCTTCACTTGCAACAAATTCACCCTCAGCAAACCGACAAATAGGAAACGACGGGTCAGGGAAGAAACGGTATGGAGAGATGTTAAGAATCTTATTCCCAAGATACTTTGTCTTCCATGACGAAACCTCTTGTGCCTGTTGACCACCAAGAGCTATTCCCATAAAGTCTCCTTGCGGAATGGGAATAGACGATTTCACCATCTGCTTCTCTTCGACCCAGCCAGATTTAAAAATGCCAACACCAAAACGAGCGATGTCAAGAAGGAACTGGTAAAGCTTAGACTCAAAGCGATTGTAATTCAAATCCCGTTGCAACAAAGCTTCTGCAATACGAGAGGCACCGTGACTTTGTTCATTAACAGCCAAAAGCTCAAAGAATCGTTCCCGCTGCATTAGGACAGACATGCCAAACGTAACGAACGTTTGTACCTGAGAATAACTAATTGGAACCACCATCTTTTCTGGTTCCTTACGGTCGCGGGCCTTCTTGTCTTCTTGGTCTGCCAAAATCTCACCACGATACACTGCGTCTGCGTGGTCCCATTTGCTGTAAAAAGTCGCCATCTTCCTTCTCGAAGATTCGACAAGATTCATACTATCTTGTAAAATCTGCTTATGAAAAGGAGACTGTTCTTCTTTTGAGAAATCGTTTTTTACTGAGTCGAGCATATTGTCTTTTTCAATAATTGAAACTCACTTAGCAGCAGCCTCTCGACTCATTGTTTGGTCGAGATAAGCGCGAAGAGTTGTGAAAACAGGAATGGTCACGAAGACACCAAAGCGGGTCCAACCCACCCAAGACCATGCTGGGGTTTCGCTGCTATCAAACGTTTCCAACTGCGTAGCAAGAGCGGTCAGAAGAGAGATAATAAGGTAACAAAAAAGTTTAGTCTTTCCGTTCATTACTTAGCAATGGTTACATTCACATTCACGATCACGGATACTGCTCCGGTGGAAGCGGTCACATTTGTCGAAAGCTGTGTCAAATCCACAGTCACTGGAGTTGAGAATGCGCAGAGGTTGGAACTACGAGCACTCTCTCCATTAGAAGAGAAAGCAGTCACCGCATAACATCCTGGAACAACTGGGCCGTAATTAGTCTGAGTTGTCTCACCGACCAGAACCCAATTAGTTCCATTTTCGCGGTAAAGTCTATATCCAACCACTTCCGGCTCTGGGTTCTTCCACCAAGCAAAGGTCCACAGATTTGCAGCATCTGCGTAAATAGCGCCGAGAAGAAACAAAGCAAGGGCAAAATGTTTCATGGTTGAATAGGGTATAGGTTGGTCATGTAGCTAAAAAGAGACGCCATGTCCGAGGCGGGGAGGTTTGTGCCGTAAACAGAGAAAGTGCCGATGTGTCCGTTGAAGAAATTCGCGTTGTTCATCGCTCCCAGCGTCAGGCCATTCAATCCAAACAACCCGCAATTTCCAGAGAAAATGGAAACCCCATTACTCACGACAGTCGCCTGCCCGTTATTTGCGGTGATCGCATACGTTGTCCAATTCGTCCGCGCTGCCCCCCAAGAAACATTGGTCCCCAAAGACAGCCTCACGTAGCCAGAATTCGCATACAAAGACCCGCCCGAGGCGTTGGTCGAACCGATCACAATTTGAGCCGACGAAGGAACTGCCGCGAAACGCAAGGCGATCATGATAGTCAAAGGCTGCGGAAGAACCACGGAGCAGTTTGTGATGAAATCTGCTGCCTGAAAGGAGACAACGTCGTGCCCGTTCCAGACCGTAGAGTAAAACACGGGATAGCGGCTTCCAAAGTTGATCAAATTACCACTAGACCCCAAGCTCGACTTGTTTGCCCAAGAGACAATGTTGTTGCCATCATTGTAAGTCGCATCGAGGTCATCGGCCTCATACCAAGCCCGAAGCCAAGTGCTGTCCGAAGGCAGCATGGACCCACTAGCCACTGGCGCATCCACATACAACAGAGCAAGACCCTCAGGCGTGCTCAGTATATCCTGTGATTTGACAGGACTAACGAGAATGAGCCAAGCCAACAAGAATGTTCGATTGATTTGCATTACAGAGACCTAACGATTTTACACCAATCTCCAGAATCGACCCGTTTGTCACAATAAATGGATTCACCCAAGAACCACCAAGCCCCCTCACCCCAAGTACAAAAGCAAGCGTACGATTAGTGGTCACAGTCGCATTAACTACAGAGATTGACATTCTTCCCACAGTATTCGCAGGTGCATTAGTGAAAAAGAACACCATCTGAGCATTAGTCAAAGATGGGACTACATAATTCGGATGCTGATTCGTACCTGCTGCGCTAAAGTCAAACATATAGTTGCTCGCGGTGCCACTCACACCCCAGTTGGTGATGAAAATCTGATTAGTCAACACACCAGTTCCTGAGATGTTCTGTAGAATAGAATTACTCTCCTGCTTGGACGCGGTGGTGATTCCCGCCCAATTGTTCAAATTCCCAGTTGTATCAAGAAAGTTTGAACCACCAGCATTTCTCACATTGATGTTTGATCCGCCAATGAGAACATTTGTGAAAGTCTTAGACGCCAGACCAGAGATAGTTGTCAAAAAACCATTACTCTCTTGTTTAGACGCTGTGGTAATCGCGCTCCAATTTGTCAAGTCAGGATCTGCTGGTTGTCTAGTTACGGTCCAATTAGTCACTACTCCAGTATTAGTACTTGGAAGATCCTTCCACTCCCAAACCACATCACCAGATCCAACCTGTGGAATCTTCCCTTGTTGAGCGCCACTGAGCAGCAGGTTCGGATTAGCTGCAATGTTCGTATCCCATCCAGCCCACTTAGTCAGATTAACGTTTGTTGGTTGTGCACCATTAAGATTCGTCAACGCCGCTCCATTTGCGATGTTACCGAGAACTGAATTACTCTGTAACTTTCCAGTCAATGAGTTTGTAGGCAAAGCACCCCAAGAAGCTTGCCAGACATTCGTGTCTAATTTGAAAGTAATAGAATTACTCCCCAAGCCACCCCATAAAGAATGCCAAGTATTACTATCTAACTTAGAAGTAAGCGAATTACTTCCAAGCGAACCCCAAGCATTCCACCAAGCGTTCGAGTCAAGTTTCACAGTAATTGCTGTGGTTGCGATCAAACTCCAGTTGGTGAGATTAAACGTTCCCCACTGCCTCGAATTTGTTCCACCCGCATCTCCCGAACCAGTGAATGTTGCGGGCATGTGGAAGCGAACTGCCCAAACCAGAGTGGTTCCTTGAATCCAATTCGTGGTCTCAACCACCATATTCGACCCACTAAGAAACGTGCTTTTCAGCCAGTTTGTTGGAGTCACTACTCCGTTCGTTGTATTAATGTTCAACGTGGCACTTTGTGCCAAAAATGGGAAAATCAGAAAGATGAAAAAAAGTTTCTTCATGCAGCTTCCCAAGTAAGTGTAATCGCGCCATTAACAACAGGCAACGACAAATTATACAACGCTCCGTCTCCACCAAGAATTGGAAGAATACTTGGATACGCCGCAACTGGTTCCCAGTCAAGAGTCACTGTTCCATCAACAACGGGCATTGTTAGTTTGTACAACTGACCATCTCCACCAACCAAATACGGAGTTATCGCTCCACCACTTCCAGCTATAGAAAGCAAAGAGTTCATGGCAACAAGCAACTGGCCAACCTGTGACCGTAAAGCATTTACTCTACTGGTCAAAAGTGCCAATTCTTGTGCTGAACTTTGCGTAGCCATTATTGTGGTTGGTAAGTCTTTACTGTATCGACACCAGGGATTTGAAGATTGTTTGTTGGATTAAGCGCACGAAAAAATGTGATCCATACTTGCATGTCATGTGTACTCCAATCGTTACGAATATGGGACTCCATGATCGCCATACGATCATTTAGTTTTGACATTTCAAGCTTTACTCCTGTGATTGAACCGCCGATGATAAAAGCTGCGCCAACTATTGCCAGCACCAACCTTAATTGCACCCCGGAGGAATCCCTTATTGGTGTTTCGTTTTCTGGCATAATTATTATGGTGCTTCGTTAGCTTCAAACGTGAAGTTAGTATTCGCAGGAGTCCCATTGTCATAATACCTAGTTGTGGGACCAAACGAATAGTTCCTGCCTACTTTCACACCACTGCTAACACCTAATCCCCAAATGATATACGATCCTGAATCTCCCTGAGCACTATTCATAGCGATCACGCTATTGGTTAAAAGACTTAAAGACAGCAATCTTCCACTGGCAGGATGTAACGTGCTGGTGTTATTAAAAATATAGAAGTCCGTGCTGTTTACCACGTCAATCAAACCCGAACGAATTCCAATTCCATGATTTCCAGTAATCATGGCGTTTTTGGTAGTTGTTATGGAAATTCCAGTGATTGGACCTCGTCCACGATCAATAGTGATAGTATTACCGCTAATAGTCGCATTTGTAGCCGAATAAACTAAAATCCCAATGTTAGTGGCTCCCACTAGATAGTTATTAACAATCACGACGTTTGTCATTAGACCAAAGTTAATCAACGAACTAGATGGGCTACCAGCTAAAGGTGTCCCTGGACCTCCACGAAGAAAAGACGCGTCTTGATGAATAAAGTTTCCGGAGACTAGCACAGAACGCACTGTCCTAGAGCTTCCATCGCAGATACCTTGATACATACAATTCCAAATTGTATTGTTTCGAGCAACACACATGGTTGTGCCAGCACCGGAATTTCCACCAAAAGGCATCGCCCAAAACTCACACGACCTAGAGCAACCATCTGTGATATTATTCTCGAATATCCCGACTCCCGCAAAAGCACCTCCATCCCACCCGATTTGAGATGAAATGTTCCCGTAGTTTCTGAAGTAGTTGTTTCTAACCACAATGCCGTTAGTAGACGGCACGTCGGACGAGTCCAAGACAGCAAAGTTCTGTCCGTCTAAGAACTGGCACTCCTCCACGGTAAGATACTCCGTAGCGGTCCCGTATTCCAAAGCACCATGAATCGGATAATCTATTGAATGGTTAAAGTTGCTATTGATTCCCTGGAACCGTATCCCCTTAATCGTGACTCCAGAAGACCTTGAAACAGAGACACATGTATTCGTGTAATACGCGTCATAGATTGTTGGATTACCAACACCAATCAAGTTGAAGTTGGTCTTCGCCCAAATATTAATCCAAGTTCCACTGGCTCCCGACGCCCTAAACCTGCGCTTGTTATCATTAGTATACACGCCCGGCATGATCATAACCGTTTCCCCATTCGTTGCTGCAGCTACCGCGTTGGAAATGCTAAACCAAGCACGATGAATTTTTCCCCTTTCAGCATTAGAGTCTTTTCCCAAAGGAGAAACATACAAGATGTTTGTTCCAGCAACACCTGGTGGCTGAGTCGCATCTTGCGCAAACAACGAGCTTGTGAGGAAAAGAATTGGCAATAGTCGTTTAAACATATTGAGCAAGGAAGGTTGCTGTTAGAGCAGAGACCGTGTACGTGTTTCCAGTTGTAGACACGACTACAAAAATCCCATTCTCAAAAAAGATTGGGTAATCGTAATCTGAGAAATCAAAGTGTTGGCCGTTGAACGCTGAGATTGCGAAAACTGGTTGATCTCCAGCGGAAGGAGTGGTGTCTTTGTCAAACAAAAGAATCTTGACATCAGAACCACTTTCATTGAATCCGCGAAGACGATACAACGCACCACCTTTATCTTTCACCTGAAAGGTGGCAACAGCCCCAACTGAAGTTTTTTGTGTTAATGCACCAGGCATAATTATTCCTCTATTGTTTCGAGTTCTAGTTCAGGACGTACTATTTCTTCATCAGAAATGGTTTCATACTTTTGTGGCGCACAGTCAATCCAACATGGGTTGGAAATCTCTGTGCGATAAAAACACTCCATTGCATGGTCGTCTTTGTCAATGGGCTTGTTCTCTCCTTCTGCCCAAGACCAACGACGGATTTCCCACAAGGTTCGTCGAGCAGTTGGACAGAAACGAATTACTGGATGACCGTGAATGTCTCTTTTGGCCAACTCTTGCTTGCAGTGTAAAATCCCTTGTGCCAACGCCTTAGTTGCTTTCTCCACAGGGAGACCAGCATTCGCAGCTTCAATCGCCATTGAATTCTTGTCCTCCGGGTCTTCAATAAAACCAAGTGGGTCCATCTTGGTCCAGATAGGACGTCGACCGCGAAGGAAAGGTAAGATGCCTTCGATTTTTCTATTCTCGTCACCTTTGATCAAAGTCTCTATTCCACAATGCACAAAGATGTCGTGGAAGTAATAACGAACACCAAAAGGAGATACTGTGCTGAACAGCACCATGTGCGGCGTTTGAGGGTGCGGATCAATTGTGATATAAATTGGCCAGTTGTCTGGAGGTTGGACAAAGTTTTTCCAACCAAGAGGTGGTTCTTTTAAAACATGATCGTTCCAAGAGAATTCTTTGTAGATTAAACCGGCAAGATGGAACGGGATGCCGTACAACCGACACTGCTTCTCTTCATCAGTCAATGTGCTTTCAAACTTAGCAATTGCTTCAGGAGATAGGTTGGGGTTATCGTAGATTGAACCATTGATTGCCCAACAATCTGGTGACATTGCATCACCAGTGTCTTCAGGGAAGAAAAGGTCTGAAATCCAAGGTTCAGCTAGGGGAGTCAGGGTGAACCATTCGCTACCATGACGGTCGATAAGACCGCGTGTTACTCCAACGTACAAATCTTTCGGGCAAGGTTCATCGAAGTGGATAAAGTCATAGTCGACAGACTCTGCTGAGTCCTTGTCAGACATGAAAGCTTTAGTCGTGTAAAAGCGGAGGACGCTCTTGTTAGTCAGTTCAACTTTTGAAACCACTCCTGAATGGTTGCGGACAGCACGCGCAATCATTGAATCTGGAAGCATGGACCAGAGTTTCCCTTCTGTTCCTGTCCAGACCTCGTCAACCTTTTCCCAGTTCACGGTCACCACTAGTCCTTTAACTGGTCGCTGTGGTATGCCACCGCGATAGGCTGGGTCTTCGGGTTTCAACCAAGCTCGCTTGCCAATAAGCCAAGCAACGTCCTCCGCACATCCAAGGTGAGATTTTCCAAAACGGTTACCGGCTCGAACCATTCGACGACGGTAGGAGATGCCAGCAGTGTGGAACATCTCTTGCTTCTTATGTGGATGGTAAAAAGCAATTCCGTTTTTCTTCATCAGATCAATTTTCTGACGAAGTATTTGTGCCTTACGTGTTCGCAAGGCGACAACTTGATCTTCTATTGCGAAAGCAGCAGGCACTTAGAACCAGTAAAGTTGAAAGCGGTTAGCTGCGTAAATTTTGGTTCCGGTACCAGCAGTTGTGATGTCGATTGCTGTACCTCCGCTTTCCGTAGCGATTTTGATTTCACCAGCACCAGGAGAGACGACGTAGTACCAGGTGTCGGCTAGGATTCCTTCTGGAAGAGTGGTGGCGGTAAAGCGGACGCGGTCATTTGCCACAAAGGTCACGCCACCAGCGAAGGTGATTTTATCTGTAGCTGGATCGAACGTGCAAGCGGTCCCTGCCGCAAAAGTGGTGAAAGGCCAGTTAAGATTAACCGTGGCAGGAAGAGAACCTTGTTCAAAACAGACCATGAAGGGGGCGGTCTTGTGAAGCACTAGGCCAACGTCACCAGAGGTTGGTCCTTTGAAGGTTACATTGTACGTCGCTTCATCGGGTGGTTTGATGATTAGACCGCCTGGTGCTTTGGGAACGGTTGGAAGAGTGACTGCATTGTTGCCAGTGGTCAGGTCCCGAGTCTCGATATAGATAGGACTCTTAGAGTTGTCAAGAGTTAGGTCGATAGCGGTTTGCGTATTCAGCACGGTCAGATAAAGCTGAAGCACGGCTTGGCTAACGCCGGCACCACCGTCTGCTGGAGATATGTCGATTGATGTGGCCATGTTAATTCTTTCCTAAAAGGATTCGTTCTTGTTCTTCGAGACGAGTTATCTCTGCGTCGAGTCGTTCTTTCTCTCCATCGAAATTGGTTATTTCTTGTCGAGTCTCGATCTTTTGTGTAGGCTTTCCTAGGAAACGGTCGAGGAGAGAATTAGCGGCTGCGAGTTGGACTTGTTTGGGGGCATCAGGGTCGTCTCGCAGTTCGATGATTTTATGGATGCTGTCGGCTGCGGACTGTTTGAGTATCTCATCCAATTCGTTTCGACCTGCCTTGTTGATTTCTTCAACAATTCGCTGTCGTACAAAGGGATGTCGAAGGACTTGTCCAACCCACTGAACGCAACGTCCAAGATGTTCCGCGATCTCTTTGTTGGACGATCCACGAGCTGCCATAAAAGCAGCTTGACGGTACCAAGGACGTTCCTTCTGAGCGATTTGAATAAGGTTGTCATTGTAAAGAGACGTGTTCTCATCAAAGGCTGCACGAATGGAAAGCTCTACATCTGGTTCTACAGCACTAGTAGTCTCCGGTGCGGGGACATGCAAATTCGACGTACCTTCAGGCGCAACTCGGTACGTCGATAAATCTATGTTTCCTAGTTCGGCCACGAGAACACG